CCTTCTAGTGGAAATTTTGATGCCGGAAAAGTAATAATTTATGGAATTGGTGAGGGCCTATAATGACTAGCAAAGAGATGATAATTGGACAGCCTATTAAAAAAAATGAAGATATTTTTTTAAGAGATAAAACTGGCAAAATTATTGGCCAAAAAAATATGCAAGTTACTTTTAAAGAGCAAAGTCCTGTTGAGTTAGCTAATCGCAAAACATTGCATGATGAGCAAGCCAAAGAGAAATATATTAATAACAGGGCTTCTGAATATCCTAATTATGGCGAGTTTGCAGATATGATGTATCATGATATCGACAATATGGTTGCCACTGGAAATATCGAACAATTATCAGCTCCTCAGAGAGCTTGGTATGAAAAATGTAAGGCTGTTAAGGAAAAATATCCAAAGCCTTCAGAATAAGGAGGCATTTTGTCTAGCGATATAGAATTATATGAGGCTTATAGTCAGCAAATTCTTGCAGCAGAAAGGATGCTCAAAATCCGTAAAGCAAGAGAAAATCTTATAGATTTTGCTGAATTAATGCTTCCAGATCCTGAAGATCCGGAGGATTCAAATAAAAGCCAATTCCAAGCTGCTGGCCACCATAGGGAAATTGCTAAATGCCTTGAGGAAGTTAGCAGGGGTGAGACTAGGCGGTTAATTATAACTATGCCACCTCGTCATGGTAAAAGTGAACTTTGCACTCGTTTATTCCCTGCTTGGTTTACTGGGACGCATCTTGGAGCTCAGGTAATTATTGCTGGATATTCTGAAACATTTGCACAAGAAGAGTTTGGTAGTGAGATCCGTAACCACATGATCAAGCACGAATTTAAGCAAATTTTTCCATCAATGATGCTTGATCCTAATGCCAAATCACAATCATTTATAAAAACTACTGCAAGAAATAAAATCACTGTTACTGGCGTTGGTGGAAAAACCACTGGTAAAGGTGCGGATTTAATGATTATTGATGATCCTTTGAAAAACGCAGAGGAGGCAGATTCATCCAGTCATAGAGAGAAAATTTGGGATTGGTATACATCAACAATTCGTACTCGTTTAATGCCAGGCGGTCGTATTGTGATCATTATGACTAGATGGCATGATGATGATTTAGTTGGTAGGATTTTAGATCCTGAAGGGCCTGTTAGAGAATCTATAAAAAATTGGAAAGTATTGCATCTTCCTGCAATTTTTGATGAAGGCTCAAAAAACGAACGTGCTTTGTGGCCTGAGTGGTATCCAATGTCAGAGCTTAGCGCTATTAAAGCTGATGTTCCTCCTCGTTGGTGGTCGGCTTTATATCAAGGAAATCCTTCACCTGACGACGGTGATTATTTTAAGAAAAAAATGTTTTCAACTTATCGAAGAGATGAGTTACCGCCTCTTGAAAAACTAAGAATATATTCAGCAATGGATTTGGCAGTAAGTAAAGAAACTGCAAATGATAAAAGCTGTTTAATTACTGTTGGAATTGATAAAGATGGAACAATGTGGATTCTTGATGTTCTTTGGGAGCGAAGAGCGGCCGATGAATTAGTAGAAGAAATTGTTATAGATTTACTTAGAAATAATCCTATGGTTTGCTGGGGAGAAAAAGGCCAGATTGCAAAGTCAATTGGTCCATTCTTACGCAAGCGCATGAAAGAAAAAAAATGCTGGACTATTATTGAGGAGGAAGCCCCTACAATTGATAAACTTTCGAGATCTAGGTCAATCAGGGGTCGTATGAACATGGGTATGGTTCGTTTTCCTGATTATGCAACTTGGTGGCCAGATGCTCAAATTGAGATGTTAAAATTCCCTAACGGCAAGCATGATGACTTTGTAGATGCTTTGAGTTTGATAGGATTAGGGCTTGACTTACAAATTCCAGCAAGCAAAGGCGTGACAAAAGCTCCAGAAGCAGTTATAGTTGGAACTGGCGCTTGGCTCAAGCAAAGCTCAGAGAGAAAGAAAAAGAAATTAAAACTAGCCAAATCTAGGAAGGGGTGGTGATGAAAGAAAGAGATTCTAACAATTCATTAATAGAAGCTGGTGACGCTAATGACGTTAGTCAAGTTAGTTCTTATGGGCGTAACTCAACTAATATTTCTTTTGAAAGAAAAGAGTTAGTGCAGAAAATTATAGGTGATGTTGTTTATTCTAGGGATGTTTATTTCAAAGATGAATATCAACAAATGCGAGATGATATGCAGTTTGCTTATGATGGGTGCACTCCTGAATGGAAGGAGGCCGGAAACTATACAGCAAATATTGTTCAACGTCATATTTCTCAAAAAACCGCATCCCTTTATGCAAAAAATCCTCGTGCAATTGCTAGGCGTAAGGAAAAAATGGATTTCGAGATTTGGGATGAGGATATGCAGTCTCTTATGCAAGCTTTTCAGCTCGTTTCTGCCGGTATTCAAGATCCAAATTCCCTTATGCTTTTAGAGGATTATCAGCGTGGCATGGCCAATAGGACTATGATCAACAAAATTGGTAAAACTCTTGAGATAGTTTATAGATATTATCAAAACGAGCAAACTCCAACATTTAAAACAGAGATGAAACAAGTTGTTAGAAGAGTTATAACTACTGGTGTTGCTTATGTTAAATCTGGATATCAAAGAATTGATGCTATGTCTCCGGACACTACAAGAAAGCTTTATGACTATGACAGAAGGATGAAGACTCTTCAAAAAATGATTGTTGATCAAGAGGATGAGAAAACTGAGCAAGTGTCTTCAATGGTTGAGGATATTAAGTTAATAATTAAGGATTTAAATGAAGATCCAGAAATTTTAATGAGAGAAGGTTTAACTCACCACTTCCCTTTTAGCACGTCAATTATAGTAGATCCTAAATGCACTGATTTAAGCGGATTTAAAGGCGCTGATTGGGTTGCTGAGGAATATGCTTTTTCAGCAGATCAAATAAAAGAAATATGGCATATAGATGTATGTCAAGGTGGTGGTAAATCTAACTTTAGACGCTCAGAAACTAATCAATTTTTTACTGGCATTGTTGACTCAAGAGGTGATCAAATTAAAAAGCCAATTGACAATGGTGATGAGATTTTTAGATGTTGGGAAGTTTATAATATTAAAACCGGTTTAGTTTATTATGTTGCTGAGGGTTATGATGATTTTCTTGAAGAGCCTCACGCTCCTTATGTAGATACAGGAAAATTTTGGCCTTATGAGGTTCTTTTATTTAATAAAGCTGAGAATGAACAATGTATTTTTCCTCATTCTGATGTGTTCTATATGCGCGATCAGCAGATGGAAATTAACAGGCAGCGTGAAGGGCTTAGAAAACATAGGATTGCAAATCGTCCTAAATACATTGCTCCTCGTGGGTCTCTTGAAGATGAAGATAAAGATAGATTAGAGAATCATGAAGATAGCGCAGTTATTGAAATAAATAACATGAAAATTGGTCAAAATTCAGCCGATATTGTTCAGCCTATGAAGATGGCAGGAATAGATCCTAATTTATATGACGTAAGTCAATCTTATGATGATTTGTTGAGGGTTATTGGCGCTCAGGAAGCTAATTTTGGTGGAACAAGTAATGCTACAGCAACTGAGGCTTCAATAGGTGAGAGTTCTCGCGTTTCCTCAACTGAGTCTAATCGTGATGATCTTGATATGTTATTAGGGGCTTTGGCGCGAAGCGATGGCTCTATTTTATTTGCTGAAGAGTCTGAGCAAAGTGTAAAAGAGATTGCTGGACCTGGTGCTGTTTGGCCGGTATTTAGCAGAGAGCAAAGAGCAAAAGAATTATATCTTGATATCGAAGCCGGAAGTTCTGGAAAACCTAATCAAGCGCTTGAGGTTGCAAACTTTGAAAGGTTAGCTCCTTTACTTATGCAAATTCCTGGTGTTAAAGCGGATAGGATGGCAAAAGAGGCGGTTAAGAGGCTTGATGATAGATTGGATCTTGCTGAGTTCTTAGAGCCTGGTATTCCTTCAATTAATGCTCAAAATGCTATTGCTGGCGCTCCTAGCAATCCGCAGCAGGGTGGAAATGTTAATGCTGAAGGAACTCCTAACAACCAACAAGGGCAGCAAGCAAATGCACAAGGTGCTGGTGGTCCTGGACTTGAACAAATCTTAAATCAACTTTCTGCACAATAAAATCTGACAATATGACAGATGGGAGTTGCAACAGTAATTTTATTATGCTAATAATTAATAATATATTTTCATAATTTAAAGGAGAATTACTTTGCCTGGAGATAACGAAACGTTCGATAGTCACGAGGGAGCGGACACCTCAATCCAAGACGATAA